GTTCCATTCGACCTTGCCCCAGATGCCGTCTTCGCGCGCTTCAAGCGCCACGATCCATCCGCGCGCCGGAGCTGCGCCGCCATTCGGTGCGGCAAGATCGGTCGCGTGGCATTCGTCGACTACCAGCGGCTGGTGGCCCGCCGCCTGGAAGGCGGTTACGATCGCGTCGTAGCTGGGCACCGTGTAGGGCCCGCGCCCGTCCTGCGTCTCCACCCTGCCGCCACCGGGTAGCAGGTGCAGCCATTCGGTGCCGTCATCAGCCGGTTCGGCGGGAAGGGCCTGGGCCGCGCAAAGGGCAAGGGGGGAGGTTGCTGTCGTCACCCGATGATGATTGGCAGCGCAGGTGCGCCGAAGGCATGCCCAAGAACTTGGGAAGGCTGTCGATCATCGGGGAAAACGCCGGGGATGCGGTGGCACGCGATTCGCGCTCGCCACGCCTGCTGACTGCCACAGACGCGCGCCAAAGCGCAATGCGAAGCTGAAGAGGCCGCGCATCGCGCCGGTTCGTCCCTGTCTGGCTATTCGTCGATCGCGTCGCCCAGGTGCTCGTCGACGATCTCGACGATCGCGGCCTCGTTCTGCTGGGAAAGGCCCAGCCAACGGCGGGCGGGGATGGTTCCCCAAGGGATCGGATTGCCCCTGCTGTCGCTACCGAAGGCGCCCTTGGCTGCGCCTTCCTGCATCACGCGCGAATAGATCAGCGCGGATCCGATCACGACGCCGTTGGCGCTGACGAAGCTGGCGATCTGGCGGGACAGCGCCCTGCCAGGGCCGATCAGCGGGCGGCGCAGGTTGCCGTAACCGAGGCGGCGATAGCGATCGAGCGTAGACTGCTTCTTGGGCGCCCAGGGCTTGCCGTCGGGATCGCGGCCCTCGATGAAGCGCTGGCGGTGCGCATCGACCAGGTAATCGGCAATATCCTGGTAGACCGGCGTCATGTTCTCCAGCTCGCGCATCGCACGCGCCAGTGCATTACGTGATGCCTCTGCGTTGAACTCGACATCGAACATGGTTAAGTTCCTTCCCGATCGCATGAGCCTGCCGGCCAATAACCGGTTCGTCCCGGACGTAAGGCGAAGGCGATCAGCTTCTCTTTCCCGTCCGCACGAAGAAGCTCTGCAGCGTCAAGGTGCGACGCCTGCGGCGGTAGACCCAGCGCGTCACCCACTCCTCGCCATCGATCCTGGCAATGATCTCGTAGACCGGGCTCTTGTGTCGATCGGACATCCCGACGAAGCGAGGCGCACTGCCCTGGTCGATCAGCTGCGGCAGGAGGGCGAAGTCTGCGGGGCCGACCGCCCGCTGGCCACGCCGCGTTTCGGCCAGGTCGCCATGGCTCGATCGCACGTGGCGGACTTCGTTGTGAGTGAGCGAGAAATCGAAGTGCTCCGCGTCGAGCGGGTTTTCACCGGTGCGGATCGCGGCGACCTGCCCCCGCGTCAGCATCCCGAGCGTACGGGAGGGTTCGCCATCGTCGCGCCCGTCCCAGACCCGCTGGGCAATCCGCCGCGCATCGTCGCGCGTGCTGGGCAGCCGGCGGTAGGCGCGGGAAAGCGCCTCCGCGCGCTCCAGCGACAACGCGTCCATGAATGCCTTGGCGACCCGGTGATCCCAGTTGCCGATTTTGTCGGCCATTGCATTGACATCCTCGGCCGCGCTCGCGCCGGGGGCATAATCCCAGTTTTTGCCGATGCCGATCGGCGCGCCGGTCTTCGGATCGAGCTCGCGCCAGTTCTCCGGCAGCGTCTTGTTCGAATCCCCGCCCACCCGGCGAATGCCCGCCTTTGTTCGCGCGCCGACGGCATAGCAGCTGCAGCCCCAGTCGCTGGGCGGGTAGTGCGTCGTCCAGAAGGGATGATCCGGTGGCAAGGCAAGCCCGTCCCAGTCGAGGTGGACCGGCCGGGGCTCCAGGCTACCGCCGTGGCGATAGACCCAGTACTTGAAATCGCCCGCCTGCAGCTGGGCGAAGCGACCGGCGGCATAGCTGGTGTAGGAATTGGTGCGATAGATCACGCCCGCGCGCCACGCCTCGCCCTTGACGCTGCCTTCGCCCGCCCACCCGGTCCACCCGTTGCGCTTCACGATATCGCGAAAGTCTCGCCGGAACTCCTCGAGCCCGCGCCCTTCGGCGATCGCCTTGTCGACCGCTGCGGCGAGATCGGTCAGCAGGTCGGCCTTGACCGCACCCGCGACCATGAAGGCGTCGTCGTGCTCGGCGCGCACCAGGTCGTCCCACCGTTCGGTCGGCACGAGATTGCGCAGCTTGCGCCGGAAGAAGGCGACCTGCTCGGTAAAGGGGCGACGGAAGACGCCCGAGGTCGAGGAGGGGTGCTCGTCGCTCATCTTTCGGGGCGTACGAGGTAGCCGAGCGACAGCTCAACGCAGTGCCCGTGGCGGTTAGAGTGATTGTGAGCCCAAGCAAGAGCGTTCCTGCTCGCGCAGCTTGCGCCGCAATCATGGCACCCCGCCGTGTAGTGAATGAGTGCCTGCCGGGCCATCACGCACTCTCGTCTTCGGCATCGCTCCGGCCGGCGGCGTGGGCGGCGACGAAGCCCTGCTCGAGCACGTCTCTCAGATCGCTCTCATCCACGTCCGGGAAGCCGCTGAGGATCATCTCGCGCAGCTCCTCGAGGCTGCCGGCACGTTCCATCATCGCCTCGATCGTTTCGGCCATCGCCCGGATCGCGGGATCTGCCTTCTCGGCCATCTGCCGTGCGATCAGCGAGGCGGGGTGTTCAGCAGGCTTGCTCTCCTGCGCCTGGAGCGCCTGCCGGGTCTCTGGCGAAACGGCGATCGGCGCGGCTTGCGGGCCGGAGGGTCGCAGAACATCGTCCCGATCGCCCGCCTTCTCGAGGCCGAACTTGTCGAGGACCGTGCTCTGGCTAACGCGCAGCCCGCGATCGATGAAGGGTGCGATCGCTTCGGAGAACATCTTCAGGTCTTCCTGCGGCGGCCGCGCGATGACCAGGCGCGGATAGGTCTTCGCCGGACCGAACTCGAGATCGCACCACGGCCGCACCAGGTCGCGGTTGAGCGCCGCGGCCAGCGCCTTGCAATCGGCGGTTTCGATATCCTCGCGCACGTCGTTGTGGACATTGGCCTGACCGGAGCCGAGCCCGCCCGCCTGCGCGTCGGTCGTGTTGGTCTGGCCGAGCACCGCCTTGGAGACTTGCCGGTCGAGCCAGTCGGCCCGCTTCTCATACAGCGCGGCTCCTGCGCCCAGGTTGTCCGCCTCGACGAAGTCGATCTCCATCCCTGCGGGAATGATCGCGGCACAGTCGCCCGCGACGTTGGCGACCGCGCGGTAAAGCGTGGCGCGATCTTCGTCGGTCGCGCTCGGGTGATACTTGCCGACCCGGATCGGCTGGCCATAGGTCTGCGTGAAGATCGCCCAGTCGCGCTGGGTGTAGGCTTTGAACATCCAGCTCCACATGGCGAGGCGGGCGAGGCCCGATCGCACCGGCAGGCCCGACTTCGCCTGCATGTGCAGCTCGATGAACTTGAACGCGGGCAGCGGCTCGTCGGGATCCTTGCCGGTCACGCCGCCGCGCAGCATCGATGTGCGGCCGTCGCGGTCGAAGCGGAAGAAGCGCGGGTCCTGCGTGACCAGCTGCTGCGGGCGGTATTGCCCTTCGCTGGTATCCCAGACGATCTCGGTCCAGGAGTTCCCCTTGCCGATCGCGTCGAGCATGTCGAAGGTCTCCTTCGTCAGCTCGTCGCGGCTCAGCCATTCGCGGACCATGTCGGCCTTGCGCTGGTCGAGGCCGTCCTCGCCCCCGGCTTCCACCGTCACGTCCACCTGGCTGACCGCACGCTTGCGGGTGCCCAGCACGCCGACATAGTGCAGATCGCGTTCCTCGATCGTCTCCGCCAGCTCGTAATAGGCCAGCGGCTCGCCCTGGTCGGCCTCGCGCAGGATCTGCGCCAGCTTTACCGGCGTCAGCCCGTCTCCGGGATAGCCTGCGATGGGTTGCCGCACGCCCGCCAGTGTCGGTCCGCCCACTTCCTTCTTCAGTACGGCCTTGCGCAAGGGCTGGCCGCGATGATCGACGAGTTCGGCCATCAGGCTGTCTCCGGTGAGGGGGAATGATGCCCTGAGGGCGATTTGAGAGGGTCTGAGACGTGGGTTGCCGGAAAATCCGGTGTCAGGAGACGCTGGACGCGCCAGAAGCATTCTAGGGGCCTCATATCAGTCCCCCGCTTCCGATCCGCACCCCGACCGGCGGCCGCCACCAGCCGCGATCGTCCGGATCGTCGTTATCGGGCCCGTCCATCGCCCCGCGTGCAACACCGCGCACCGGCTCGTAGGCGTAGACCGGCAGTGTCTCGTTGAAGCTGGCCGCATGAAAGTTCCACAGCGCCACCGCCGCGTCGCCGTGGCGTTTGCCGCCGTCGGTGCCCTCGGTCCGGATGCTCTTGGGCATCTTGGCGACGCCGCCGATCATCTGCAGCTGGCGCAGGTCGTCGCGAATGTCCTTGTCGGCCGGGATCAGGATCGTGCCATCCTCGAAGGCTGCGCGGAAGCGTGGGCCGGTCTCGCGCCGCCACTGGTCAGACGGCATCAGCTCGACGATCCGCTCGGGGCCGTAGCGCTGGGCCGCTTCCTGGGCGAGCGCCATGCCATTGCCGTTCGCATCGAGGATGCCGCTGCCGAACCGCCCCAGCTCCGCGACCAGGTCGACCAGCCAGAAAAGTGCCTGTCTCTGCTGGTCGTATGGGCACTCGCGCAGCTCGACGATCAGCGGGACGTGACGCTTCAGCTGCTGGTCGACGAAGCCCATCGGCAGGCAGGT